GGCTATACTTACGGAGCCTCAAGAGAAAGAAATACGAAAAGTTATATACACTGCACAACAAACAAGTGTAAATGCAACAATTGCCTTAATTAAAGGTATAAACGCAGCAGGCGTTAAAGGTACTGAGTTAGGTCAGCAACTTATGGAAATGTTGCAACCACCAAAAAAAAATCAATTAACGTGTCTACTAAGAGACAAAATTTATTTAAAGCAGATCCAGCAGATAGCTATTATGATCGTGTATTTAGATTAGGAGATTAAAATGAAATTTCGCACAGCGTACAGCAAACCAGTTAAAGTCGTTGTAGACTTTACAGATATAGATGGCAACCCATTGCCAACACCAACACAACAACATGCAAAAGCAGAATGTGATATTAACAACATTCTGAAACAATATGACCGCACAGGTCTAATTACGCATTTAAATAGCGCTAAAGCTCAATATGGCGACTTTACAGAGGTAAATGAATACCAAGAGTCGCTTAATCGCGTTATGATGGCACAGGAAGCCTTTATGGAGCTTCCAAGTGCAATACGCAAACAATTTGAAAATGACCCCGGTCAATTTTTTGAATTTGCAACCAATCCTGATAATCAGGATGCAATGGTAGAAATGGGCTTAGCGGAGCGTCCCATATCAGCTTCGTCAGCAGAAGAAACTGCACAAGTTGAAGCGCCTGTAGAGGCTTAATGAGGGTGTGGGAACAGTTACTCACTTGATGTAACTGTTCCCACTGACACCGAAGGTGTCAAAACTGAGCGAAAGCGAAGGAGAAAGATATGAAATATCGTAAAAAAATGAGTCGTGGAAAAAGTCGTAGACTATTCACAAAGACAGCTAGCCGTGTACACCGTCGAAACGGTACAACGGGTTACATGATGCGTGGTGGAATTAGGATGTAATTATGCCATGCTACAAGCCCCTAGAGGCTTGGTATGCCAAGGAGGTTAATGAAAGTGGTAAACGAAGCCTTGTATTTAATAGAAGCTATGCAGAACAACCTGACCAACCTATTAATATTAGTTGCGGCCAGTGCGTTGGTTGTAGACTGGAACGTAGCAGGCAATGGGCAGTAAGATGCATGCATGAAGCATCTATGCATGAAAACAATTGTTTTATAACTTTAACATTTAGCCCAGAAGGTTTAACTCGCAGAAATGCAGAGTTTAGAAAAGAGGAGAAACAAAACCCAGACCGAGTAAAAGGATGGAATGAAGTAGGAATCCATCCGAGAGATTTCCAGTTATTCATGAAGCGGTTAAGGAAAAAATTTGGTAAAGGAGTTAGATATTACTATTGTGGAGAATATGGAGAAACAAATAATCGCCCGCACTATCACGCTTGTATGTTTAATTTTGATTTACCTGATCGAAGATTGTGGAAAATGAGTAATGGGATACCTTTGTATCGCAGTGAAATATTAGAGGAGCTATGGCCATATGGTTATTCTACCATTGGAGAAGTTACTTTTGAGAGTGCTGCATATGTAGCACGTTATGTGATGAAAAAGGTTAATGGTGAAATGGCTAATGAACAAGGAACGTATGTTAGACATGATAGCGAAACAGGAGAAGCAAGTTTCGTAAAACCAGAATATTGCGCGATGTCGCGCAGACCCGGAATAGGAAAAACTTGGTTTGAAAAATATAAGGAGGACGTTTATCCGAATGATTTTGTAATATTAAGAGGCAAAAAGTGTAGGCCACCAAAGTATTATGATAAATTGTTAGAAGTGGATGACGAGTTTAAATATGATGAAGTTAAAATGGATCGTGTTGAAGCTGCTTATAAATGGGTTGATGAGCAAACTCCGGAACGCCTTAAAGCAAAAGAAAAGTGTAAAGAAAAACAAATAGAGAAATTAATAAGGAATTTATGATGAAATTAGAAGTTTATACAGTACGTGATGATAAAGCAGAAGCTTATATGCAACCTTTTTATTTACAAAATGAAAGCTTAGCAATTAGAGCTATGACAGATTGTATAACAGATGCAAACCACCAGTTTGCTAAACATATTAATGATTATTCTTTGTACCATTTAGGTACATATAGTGATTCAAGCGGTAAGTTTGAATTGAACGATTCCCCAAAACATGTAATTAATTTAGTAGATTTGCGAGGTGAGCAAGATGGATAGAACCCCGACGGTGATGTCACATGATTTTAGTCGAGTACCGAAAGCGGATATTCCGCGTTCGAGTTTTAACCGATCACACGGGTACAAAACTACAATGGATGCGGGTTATTTAGTCCCTATTTTTGTAGATGAAGCATTACCCGGTGATACATTTAATTTAAAAATGTCCGCATTTGGTCGATTGGCTACACCAATTAATCCGATTATGGACAATATGTATTTAGATACGTTTTTTTTCGCAGTACCCGTCCGATTATTATGGGATAATTGGGAAAAGTTTCATGGCGAACAAACAAACCCCGGTGATTCTACTGATTATACAGTCCCAGTAGTTAGCACTCCGGGTTCAGGTTATTCAGTTGGATCATTGTGGGACTATTTTGGAGTCCCAACAGGTGTAACAGGATTAGATGACATAAATGCATTGCATAGTCGTGCATATAATCTAATTTATAATGAATGGTTTAGAGATCAAAATTTAGTAGATAGTGTTACAGTTGATACTGATGATGGTCCAGATAATCCAAATGATTACACATTAAAACGTCGCGGAAAGCGACACGATTATTTTACAAGTTGTTTACCATGGCCACAGAAAGGCGACGCTGTTTCATTGCCATTAGGTACGTCAGCCGATGTTAATTTTGATGGTGTAACTGGTGCAAGTGCTGTAGGTGTATATTCTACAGCAGATAGTACTATTCGTAGATTAGAAGATCTTGGACCATATATTGGTGTTAATAATACTGCTTCTAATCAATTATATGCTGATTTATCAAATGCAACAGCCGCAACAATTAATCAGTTACGAGAAGCATTCCAAGTACAGAAGTTGTACGAGCGCGATGCGCGAGGTGGTACACGATATACAGAGATTATTAAGTCTCATTTTGGTGTTACTTCACCAGATGCACGTTTACAACGTCCAGAGTATTTAGGAGGCGGTAGCCAATCAATTAATATTAATCCTATTGCACAGACAAGTAGTACAGATGCAACAACCCCACAAGGTAATTTAGCCGCAATGGGTACTGTTGGTATTTCAGGTCATGGATTTACCAAATCATTCACAGAACATTGTGTTCTTATTGGTTTAGCTAATATTCGTGCTGATTTAACATATCAGCAAGGTCTAAACCGTATGTGGTCACGTCAAACACGTTTTGATTATTATTATCCAGCATTAGCCCATTTGGGCGAGCAAGCAGTATTGTCTAAAGAAATTTATGCAGATGGTACAGCAAACGATGAAGATGTATTTGGTTATCAAGAACGATTTGCAGAGTATCGTTATAAGCCTTCTCAGATTACAGGTCAATTCCGTAGCACATATGCTACAAGTTTAGATGCATGGCATCTTTCACAGGAGTTTAGTAGTCGTCCAACGCTTAACGAAACGTTTATAGAGGATAATCCTCCAGTAGATCGAGTTATTGCGGTACCAAGTGAACCGCATTTAATATTTGATAGTTATTTTGATTTAAAATGTGCACGTCCAATGCCTACGTACTCAGTACCAGGTTTAATAGATCATTTTTAAAGTGCCGATTATAAAAGGGGAATTTAAATTCCCCTTTTATAATCGGCACTTTAAAAATGATCTATTAAACCTGGTAC